GATGTCCCACCGTGCGCCGGCGCACCCGGCGATGGTGCGGACATGACATTGGTAACTATCGAGCGCGTGCCCCTCATGCGCGTTGGCACCTGGGCGGCGTCAACGGGCGAGACGAGCATTACGCGTGAAGACCTCGACGCAATCGTGGAGTCCTATTCGACGGGCCAGCTGGACAAGGCGGTCATCAAGATCGGGCACACCGACCCGCGGTTCGACAATCCCGAATGGGACGGCGAGCCGGTCTACGGGCAGGTGTCCAACCTGACGGTCGACGACACGAACGGCGGCACCCTCTACGGGGACTACGTCAACGTGCCGTCCGATCTGGCCGAGAAGATGCCTTCCGCCTACCCGTTCCGGTCGGTGGAAATCAGCTGGGGCGTGAAGCTCAAAGACGCTGCCGGGAAGGTCGCCCAGACCTTCAAGGCTGTCCTGACGGGGCTTGCCCTGCTGGGCGCGTCGGCCCCGGCGGTGAAGGGCCTCGGGGACGTGCAGACGTCCTTCTCGGCCGCCGCCATGGCCGCTGACAAGGCGGTCGTGTTCTCGTCCTTCGCGTTCGACGGCGGGCACACCCAGCAGACCCTTCGCCGGACCCTGCAGGAACAGCTCGACCTGCTCCCCCGGGAGGCCGACGGCAAGTACGTCGACAACTGGGTCGAGGACTACGACGACACGCACGTCTTCTATCAGGGCGCGGGCGGCATGGTGCGGCAGGGCTACACCGTCGATCCCACGTCCGGGGCTGTGGTCCTGGGCGGCGATCCCGTCGCCGTCGTCGAGAAGCGCATCTTCTCCCCGGTGCCCGACACGACGCCCGTCCCACAAGCGGTTTCGACCGCAAACCACTCTGAGCAGGTCGCGGTCCCGGAAGGGGTCACGCAAGCCAAATCGACAAAGGAGGTCACCCCGGTGGCGAATCTGAAAAAGTACCAGGAGCAGCTCGGTCTGCCTGACACTGCCACCGCGGAGGAAATTCTTACCGCGCTGGAAGCAGCTCAGGAAGCCGAGGCTGAGGCAGCGGCCAAGCCCGCTGAGAAGAAGGGCGCCAAGAAGGCTGCTGAGCCTGCCCCCGCCGAAGCTGAGGCCGGCGAACCCGAGGCCGCTCCGACCACGAACGCCTCTGGCGCTGTGGCCGAGCCGACCCCGTCCATCACCGTCTCCGCGACCGCCTTCTCCGCTGTGCAGGAGACGGTTGCCCGCCTGTCTGCCGAGAACGCCGCGTTCAAGGCCGACGCCGACAAGAAGCGCCGCGACGGCATTATCTCGTCCGCCCTTTCCGAAGGCCGTCTCCATGTGGCCGAGGAAGGCGCATGGCGCACCGCTCTCGACGAGAACGAAGGCGTCACCGTTTCCCTGCTGACCGCCCGCCAGCCGATCTTCTCGGTTGCCGAGTTTGGCAGCGCCCTCGCCCCCCACGCCGTCGACGCCAACAAGGTCGTCAACGATGCCCTGATCGCGGCTGAAAACGCCCTGTTCCGAATCGGAGAGTAATCATGCCCAGCAATACCGCAATCCCGTTCTTCCGGATCGGTGACAACCTCACCGGCAAGGTCACTGGCGGCGACGTCACTGGCAAGAAGTTCGTCCAGTACGCCGCTGGCGGCCGCGCCGGTCAGCCGAACATCAAGCCCGCCGCTGCCAAGTCCCGCCCCGCCGGCGTGGCTGGCCACGACCAGGTTGTCGGCGGCTACGTCCACTTCCTGCACGCCGGTGTCGTCCCCGTCACCGCTACCGCCGACATCCTGGCCGACGCACAGGTCCAGATTTCGGCCGACGGCGGCGTCGAAACCTTCACCGACGGCTACATCGTGGGCACCTGCATCGCCGGTGTTTCCGCGGGTGCCGAAGCCCCGATTCACCTGAAGCTCTAAGAAAGAGAGACACCGAGCATGTACCCGAATCAGAACGTTCCGGTGAACGTCAAGGACTTCCTCAACAACCCGACACGGGTTCAGCGGGTCGTTTCCGAGATGACCAAGGACAAGACCATTGCCGATTACGCGTTCTCGCAGGGCGGCGCCAACAACGGCGCTGTCGTGTACGACACCGTCCTCGGCCACCCGGAGGCTCAGGACCGCGATGTGGAAATCATCGCCCCCGGTGCTGAGTTCCCGCAGGTCGGCATCCTGGAAGAAGAGCAGAACACCGCGAAGGTCGACAAGTACGGTGGAGAGTCCGAGCTGACCTACGAGGCGATCCGTCGCAACGACCAGGACACGCTCATGAAGCGCCTCACCATCCTGCGGAACCTGATCATCAAGCGCGTCAACAAGGTTGCCGTGAACTCGCTGATCACGAACCCGCACATCAACAAGCTGGTCCTGACCACGGACTGGGAAGACACGCTGGCTGACCCGCTGGCCGACATCTTCTCGGCCAAGGCCGTGATCGATGACAACGAGCTGGGCTACATGTCCAACCTCATTCTCATCAACCCGCTCGACCTGCAGCAGTACCTCCTGGGCAAGCGGTCCGTCCGCGAGCAGCTGCCCCGCGAGAACGCCGCACTGAACCCGGTCCTGGCCGGCGACATGGGCCGTCTGGCCGACGTCGAGTGGATCAAGACCTCCACCGTCCCGCGCGGCAAGCTCTACGTCATGGAGCGCGGCGTTGCCGGTTCCATCCGCGACGAAGAAGGCGGCACCCAGACCAACGTCTACGACCTCCCCGGCCGTCAGGTCAAGGTCGTTCAGGGCTGGCGCTCCATCGTTCCGATCATCACGGACCCGCTCGCGGTGACCGAAGTGACTGGATTCGCTGCGTAATGGCCCCGCGTCGTGCAGCAGTGAAGGCCGCTCCCTCAGCCGATGTGGCTGAGGGGGCGGGCCCCGCAGTTGAGGTGGTCCCAGGTCAGACCGAGGCCATCCTGGTCCCGGCCCCGGAACTGTCCCTCACGGAGCAGGCCGAGCTGACCGAAGCCGAAGACGGCAAGGTCGAATCCGCCGAAGCGCCTGAGAGTCGTTCTGCGGCTCTCTCCCGCCTCGTCGGGGGCGTTGTGCCGGAACCCGCCCACGAGGCGACACCGGCCCCCGCCACGGTCCGCCGATCAGGCAATGAACAGGTCTGGGCAGACGGTGACACCGAACTGACCAAGGCCACCGTGCTCGTGAGCATGTTCAAGGCCACGGTCGCGGGCAAGCAGAAGTTCGCCTACAAGGGCGATCTGATCGAAGCACCGACCAAGCTCATTGACCGCGGCGTGAGCCTCGGTGCGCTGAGCAAGGAGTAGCACCATGACGGAAGTCCTGCCCCCGATGTGGGGCGTCACCGTGGAGGACGTGTCGGCCCTGGCCCCACACGTCCCCATTGGCGAAGCGCCCGCCAACGTTACCGCTGACCCGGTATACGGGGGCAGGGCTGACCGTCGCATCACCGCCGACGAAGTGCAGCAGTGGATCACGGATGTGTCGGCCCGCGCCGACGTGGCCCTGGCCCGCCGCTCCCAGCTCTCGGCTGAGGACCAGTCCCGCATCTCGGCCGCCGTGAAGGGGCTCGTGGCCAACGGTGCCGCCGCCTATCTGGTGGCGGCCGCGTTCCCGGCCAAGGCGGGGCTGAACGACAACACCTCGTATTCCGCGCAACTGGAAGCCCGGTTCAACCTCGGGCTGGCCGAGTACGCCGCGATGATCGAGTCCCTGATCGAAGTGGCCGTGTCCCCGGAGGCGAGGATGCCCGGCATTTCCGGGTTCTTCCCGCCGACGCGGATCCCCGACAACCTGAACTGGTGATCCGGTGACGTCCGCGACCTACCGTTTCGCCGGTGGAGCCACGATTGTCCTGGGCCACTGGGATCAGAACATCCAGGACGCCGGCGAAGCGTTCGAGGCCATTGCCGACCACCAGAAGAAAATCTGGCAGAAGCAGTTTGCCCAGGAAGGCCGCTACACCGGGGCCGCATGGTCGCCGCTGTCCCCGCCGTACGCCCGGTGGAAGGCCAAGAACTACCCGGGCAAACCGATCCTGCAGCGCACCGGCAAGCTCATGGAGTCCATGACCCAGCGCCCATTCGGCATCGACGAAATCACCGACAAGTCCATGACCATCGGCACCGACGTGCCCTATGCCCAGTACCACCAGCGCGGCACCGAGCACATGCCGGCCCGCCCGCTCATTGGCCCGCCGCCCACCTCCGACGTGAAGGTGTTCGCCAAAATCATGCAGTCCTGGATCGTGAGAAGGAACGTGAACGTCTGATGCTAGGCCCCGAAGGAGTCTCCCGCGCCCTTGTCACCCGGCTCGTGGAGCAGTACCCGCTGGCCGTCTCCGGGTTCCGGCGCCGCTACAACGCTGACCCCCTCGACATCCCGCACATCGTGAGGGTGTTCCCCGCCGAGCGGGACACCGCGACCATCGAGTCGTTCCCTGCCGTGTTCGTGACCGAGACGGAAACCACCGGGCGGCTGGACACGCGCCGGGTCGATTCCGACGGCGAGCGGGACGTCTACGAGTACCGCTACCGGAAGCGCATCTTCCTGTTCGTCACCGGCGACAGCACGGATCAGGTGGACCTGCTGCGGAAGCGGCTCGTGCTGGCCACCCGCGAGATTCTGCTGACGAACAAGATTCTGTTCGACGACGGTGAGCAGTACATCGCCGTCGACGGGAACACGGTCAAGGAGTCGTTCTCGGACACGGTCGCGGATAACTCCGGGCAGTTCTTCTCCGGGGCGTACCTGGAACTCGATGTGACCACCGAGGAAACGCTGGCGGCGTGGCCGGCCCCGTACGGCGCGGCCGAGGAATTCGTGGTCGTGATCGACCCGACGCCGACGCTGGTCGACTTCCCCATCGTGGAGGACGACGCCGGGCAGGGCGACATCGTCCCGTTCCCGCCCGAGTACGCCTAGCCCGACACGCGACCCGTCCCACAAGGCCAGGGCGTGCGCCGCGACTCTGTGGGCATGCCCCAGCAAACGCGAGTACACAATCCCGGACCTTTCGAGGTCGTGATCGACAATGCGGGTCACCAGTTGGCCGGATTCACCAGCACCACCATCGAGGTAGACGCCCGCACGTCGGCGCTGCTCAGCGGCGGGGTGCTGATCCTTCCGTCCGAACCACCGGCTGAGGACCCCAAACCCACCACCAAGAAAAAAGCCGCGGCCTCAGATGCCGGTGCCGAGACAGGAGCTAACTAATGGCAATCGGTGTAGAAGTCACCACGTCCACCCAGACCGGGCCGTCCAACGCCGGACCCGAGTCGAGCCGTTTCCAGATTGCGGGTCTGACCGAGCGCGGGCCGGTTGACGCTTCCGTGCTGCTGGAATCCCTGGCAGATTTCGAGTCCGTCTACGGTTCCCGCACCGCGTACGCGTCGAACGCCTACGACACGGCCCGCACGTTCTGGGAAGAGGGCGGCACAGAGCTGATCGTTTCCCGCGCCGTCGGCCCCGCCGCGCAGAAGGGTTCGCTGACCCTGAAAGACGGTGCCGGCACGCCGCTGGACACCATTCGGATCGAAGCCGCGAGTGCAGGTGCGTACTCGGCCGGTCTGAAGGTTGAAATCAAGGCCGGCGTCATCGCTGACTCGTTCACGTTCGTGCTCACGCTCAACGGCGTGATCGTGACCCAGCTCCGCAACCTGACCTCCCCCGAGGCTCTGGTCACTGGGCTGTCCACGAACCCGTACGTGCGGGCCTCGACCCTCGGTTCCATCACCGCGGCCCCGCAGAACAACCCGAAGGTTGTAGCCGCGACCAGCCTCACCGCTGGCTCCGACGACCGGGCCAACGTCACGACCGCCGAGGTCATCGCCGCCCTGGACCTCCCCGTCCGGACGCTCGCGAACCAGTCCATCGACATCGAAGGTTGCGCCGTCGCCGCCCCGGGCTACCCGGCCGACGTCATCGGTGACGCCCTGATCGAGTACGCCAAGGCCAAGAACAAGATCGCGCTGCTCGCCGGCGACGCCTCCGAGACGAAGGAATCGATCGCTGTCCTGGCGCAGACCCTCGTGTCCGGTGCCGGTGACGCCGCGGGCCTGTTCTTCCCGCATATCGTGATCCCGGACGGTTCCGGCACCCGCACCCTCTCCCCCGAGGGTTACGTCGCCGCCGTCCGCGCCCGCGCGCACACTGAGGTCGGTTTCTGGCAGGCCGCCCCCGGCGACCGCTCGATCACGCAGTGGGTCCTGGGCACCGCCGTCGGCGTCGACAAGGCCGCGAACAACGACCTTGCCGACGCTCAGGTGAACGGCCTCGTGACCATCGGTGGGCAGGTCCGGCTGTACGGCTGGTCCTCGCTGTCCAACGACCGCGAGAACCTTGGTCTGCTCTCGGCCCGCGACTCGCTGAACAACCTCACCGCCGAGCTCCGCAAGGCGCTGGAACCGTTCGTGTTCGCCACCGTCGACGGCAAGGGGCACCTGCTCTCTGCCGTCCAGGCCGCGACGACCGCTGTGTTGTCCCCCATCTCCAACGACGGCGGATTCTTCGCCCGCGTGGACTACAAGGGCGAGCAGACCGACCCGGGCTACCGCGTCGTGGTCAACCGTGTGAACAACCCTGCTTCTGCCCTGCAGGAGAACGAGGTCCACGTCTCCGTGGCCGTCCGCCTGTCCCCCGTCGCCGCCCTTATCAGCGCAGAGATCATCAAGGTCGCGCTGACGGACGCCGTCTCCGTCTAAGCCCTGAAAGGAATCTGAAAGATGGCTAAGAACACCAAGTCCAATTTCCTCGTCCACGTCTCCGGAATTTCCGGCAACTTCCGCACGTCCGGTGGTGGCTCCGTCACCGCCGCGACGTCCAAGGACTTCGACGGCGGGGCAACCAAGCCGACGATCCTGGGCGGGCTGCAGGAGTGGTCCGACCTCACCGTCACCCGCTCCTTCGACCCGGTCCGCGACCTGCCGATCATCGCCAAGCTGATCAAGCAGGTGGGCACCGGCAAGTTCACCGTGACCAAGCAGGCCACGGACGCGAACATGACGAAGGTCGGCAAGCCCATCGTCTACCCGAAGTGCGTCCTGAACGCGCTCACCTACCCGGACTCCGACGCGAACGCCTCCGACGCTTCTGAGTTCACCCTCGGGTTCGCCACCACCGGCCCGGCGGACTAACAAGCTCCCTGCCCGGCGGTCCGTTCCCGCTGGGCAGGGCCAATCGTGGGACGGGGACATGCTCGTGCTGGCCTGACTAACGCTGCCTGACACATGCCCCGTCCCACACCCATATCCGCTGCCGGGTGACTCTACGGGGGAGCTTCCGCACAGGGCGGAAGCCGATCAGTTGAACGGACTACCGATCATGACCACCGAAACCTTCGGAACCCTCCCCGCCAGCGAAGCCGTGCCGGCCATCCTCCGCACGCCCGCCGCTCCCGCCCAGGCCCCGAAGCTCTCCCTGCTGGACGAGCTGGCCGAAGAGGCGCAGAAGTCCATCGAAACCTTCGTCACCTACGCCGTGGACCGCCGTCCGGGCTGGTCCCTCCGCTTCTCCACCCTGCTCGAAATCGAGGACGTGAAGCGTTACCAGCGTCAGGCCCAGGGCAAGAAGAAGCGCGTCGAGGACTCCGACCCGATCATCCAGAACGGCATGCCGCTGGTCGAGCGCAACGTCGCGATCCTCAAAGACGGCGTGGAAGTCCTTGACGCCGACGGCGACAACCTCACCCTCGGCTCGTCGGAGTTCAGGGACATGATGGGCGAGCCCGTCGCCGTCCAGGCCCTCCTGAAATTCGTGGGCGACGGCGCGCTGCTGTCCATGGGCGGTTCGCTGTTCCGCGAGGCCGGATACGGCGAAGACCTGGAGCCGCTGGACCCTACCGAAAGTTAGTCGACTACCTCACCGAGTCGGACCAATTCGAGTACGCGGTGTCCATCGCCTACACGCTGCGGATCGACCCGGTGGTCGTACTAACCGAGACGAACAAGGTCCACAGAGCCGTCCGCGAGGCGGCCAGCGACCTAATCATCGCCGCCAAGAAGGCGGCACAGAAACAAGAATGAAAGCGAGGGGCCGGTGGCTACAACAGACGAACGGATCGTCCTGACCGCCGAGCTGCGCGACGAGTTGTCGGCCCCTCTGGCGCGTACACGGCAGAACCTTCTCAACGCGACCCGGGACGCCGAGCGTGCCGTGCGCCGGCAGTCCGACGCGACGACCCGGGCCATGGCCCAGGTGACTGGTTCAATGAACACGTCCAGCACGGTCACGTCCCGGGTCGGCCGCGTCTACCAGCAGGTGTCCGGGGCGACGTCGACCGCGTTCTCCCGGATGCGGACCTCAGTGGTGCGCGACATCGGGGCCGTCGATTCCGCCGGGTCCGGTTCCGGATCCCGGATCAGCCGGTCACTCTCCAACGGGCTGAACTCGGCCATGCGGACCTCGGCCAACGCGAGCCGGGGCATGGTCCAAGGTCTGCAGGACGTGGCGAACGCGGCTGAGAAGGCCGGTTCCAAGATCGGCTCCAACATCTCGTCCGGGGCGAAAACGGCGGTCGGTGCTGTGGGGGCCGTCGTGGGGGCTGTCGGCTCCCTGGCCATCGGCGGCGGCATCAACCGTCTCATGAAGATCGAGGACGCGAAAGCCAAGCTCCTGGGCCTGGGCAACGCGGCCTCCGACGTGTCCCAGATGATGGCTGACGCCAACACCGCCGTCACCGGCACCGCTTTCGGGCTGGACGAGGCCGCGACCGTGGCGGCCATGGCTGCTTCCTCGGGCATCAAGCCCGGCAAGGAAATGGCCGACTACCTCACGCTCGTGGCCGACGCCGCCACCATCGCCGGAACCGACCTCGCCGAAATGGGCGACATCATGGGCGACATCACCATGGCCGGATCGGTCACGAACGGCGCGCTGAACCGCTTCGCTATCCGCGGCGTGGGCGCTTCCCAGATGATCGCCAAGTCCATGGGCAAGACCACCGCCGAGGTCGAGAAAATGGTGTCCGCCGGGCAAATCTCGGCCCAGGACTTCTACAAGATTCTGGGCGAGGGGCTGGGCGGCGCCGCGCAGAAGTCAGGCGACACGACCCGCGGTGCCTTCAAGAACATGCGGGCTGCGCTCTCCCGTACCGGCGAGGCGCTGGTCGGCGGCTTCTTCCCCATCGTGGTCAAGGTCTTCGGGGCCGTGACCAAGGGGCTGAACGCGCTCAACAAGATGGTCAAGCCCGTCATGGCCAGCATCGCGGCCTCCTTCATGGCCAAAGCCCTGCCGGCCATTTCGACGTGGGGCGACAAGTCCGTCGACTTCATGAAGAAGGTCGGGACCGCCGTGTCCGGGCTGTACTCCATCCTGGCCAAAGGCGACTACAAGGGCGCGTGGGGGAGCGTCCTCGGCATCGAAGAGGACTCGCCCATCGTCGGCATCCTGCTGGCCATGCACAAGGCCCTCTCCGGGCTGAAACAGCACATCGCTCCCATCGCCCTGCTCCTGGGTGGCATGTTCGCGAAGTCCCTGCCGATCATCGGCCGGTTCCTCCCGGTACTGAACCCCATCGTCGCGATCTTCGCCGGGCTGCTGATCCAGTCACCGGAGCTGCGCGAGGCGCTGGTGAAGGCGTTCACGGCCCTGCTGCCGGTGCTCGACGTCGTGTCGTCCGCCCTGGCACCGCTCATCCCGATCCTTGCCGACGTCGTGACTCAGGTTGTCCTGCTGGCCGCGTGGCTGATCGACAAGATGGCACCGGCCCTGCCGGGCATCCTGATCGCCGTCGTCGGGCTGTGGGGCGCGTTCAAGCTCGCCGCGTTCTTCACCGACGCCTGGAAGACCGCCTCGTTCCTGCTCACAATGGGGCAGGTCGGATTCCAGAAGGCCATGGGCACGTCCACCGTGCTCACCGAGGCCCAGACCGCGGCGACGAAACGCGGCACCGCAGGGTTCGCCGGCTACGTCGCCGGGCAGGTCTGGGGCGCGGCCGTCGTCGTCGGGTCCTGGGTCGTCATGGGCGCACAGGCCATGATTCAGGCCGTCAAGATCGCCGCGGCATGGGTCATCGCCATGGGGCCTGTCGCATGGATCGTCGCCGGGGTCGCGGCCCTCGTCGCCGGGCTGGTCTGGGCCTACTACAACGTGGGCTGGTTCAAGGACGGCGTCGACGCCGCCCTGCGCTGGATCGGTGAAGCCTGGGCCAACCTCTGCAAATGGGTGTCCGAGGCGTGGAGCAACAGCCTGTCCTGGCTGGGGCAGACCGGCGGCATGTTCACCGATTTCTTCAACAACACGGTGGGCATGTTCACCGATTTCGTGAACAACACCACTGGCATGGTCCGGGACTGGTGGGGCGGGGTCGAAGGCATGTTCTCGGACCTGTTCACGAACGTGTCCAATTTCGTCCGCGACTTCGTGGGCTTCTTCGTGGACTCCTGGAACAACATCGTCTCCTTCGCGCAGACCGTCGTTGCGGCCATCGTGAAGCCCTTCGTGGACGCCTTCAACTGGGTCAGCATGGTCATCGACGAGGCGGTCAAGACCTGGCAGTTCGCCATGGCCAAACTGGGCATCTGGTGGGACCAGAACGTCCAGCCCATGCTTGACGATCTGGGCCGCTGGTTCGACGGGATGTTCGGCTTCATCGGCGGGCTGATCCAGAACTACATCGACGGCTGGATCAAGACCTTCAAGGATCTGGGCGACTGGTGGAACGCGAACGTTCAGCCCATGCTCGACGCCGTTGGCAAATGGTTCGATGACGCCTTCCGCAATATCGCGAAGCTCGTCACCGATTACGTCGGCATGTGGATCGACGTCTTCCGGAACCTCGGGGACTTCTGGCGCACCGAAATCCAGCCCCTGCTCACTGAGCTAGGTCACTGGTTCGATGGGCTGTTCAACTGGATCGGTGAGCTGATCGGCGGGGCCGTCAACTACTGGAACGAGCTGATCGGCGGCTGGCTGAACTGGTGGGGCTCCGACGTGATCCCCTTCTTCGACATGATCGGCATCTGGT